ATAGTCTTTATATGACGGGAACCGCTAAAAGTTCCCGCCTTTTTTATTATTATTTTCCTCTTGCGTATTCGGGTTTATCTTTTCTAATAATCATTTCGTCGTAATTATCGTCATCGTCTCTTGGATTCAGGCTGTTGAACTCTCCGCTTTCGTATTCTAAATCCTCGTCATACATGATAATTTCGTTTAATATTCTACTAACCAAAGCCTCTACGCTATTTCCAAATGCGTTTGTCCTGTTGTAAAATCTTAATGTATCCTCAAACGCTTGAAGGTTCATATCTTGTATATTCCCCGTGCTAAATGGTGCATTACCGAATTTTTCTTTTGTTTCGTATCTGCCCTCATGCCATGCTTTGCTGTCGTCTCTTGTCATCCTGTAATCTGCAAAAGTTGACAATTCATTTTTTATCTTTAATAGTATATACTCACTATTTGATAATTGTATTTCTTTTCCGTTTTCTAATTTAACTTTTTTCATTTTGTTTGTCCTTTGTTTGTGTTGTTGTTATACCATATAAACGGCGGAAACTTTTTTTTGTTCCCGCCTTTTTAACTTTTAATATTATCCTCCTTTTTTTTGGCTGACTTTAAAAAATTATTCCTACGGCCTAACATACCAGAATAATTTAAAACTTATCAGCCGTTAGTTTATCTGAGCCATTAACTGCTGTTAGCTTACCATATAAACGGCGGAAACTTTAAAAGGTTCCCGCCTTTTTTATATTCTATATATATTCTCCTATGAACTTCTGAGAGTTGTTTATATTTACTTCTCTCTTATATTCATCCATTGCCATGCTTATGGCTCTTTGTCTGTCCCTTGTCAAATATCTATCGCCTTTTGTCATCGGAAATTTGATTCCGTTCAGCCTCACAATAAGTCCATTATCTTGGCTTAGATATTGGCCCTGCATGGTGCGTACCTTTTTAATCTTTAAGGCTTGTAATCTTGCCCCGTGTTTCTTATATGCTGTTCTTATTACTTTCTTTTCTTTCTTTGTTAAGTTTGCCATTTGTTGGCCTCCTTTATTTGTTGATTAAATTTCTACACTATATATGACGCTAAGCCGTTAAGGTTCCCAAAAAAATAAAAATAATTTATTTCTCCGACGACAAAACTCCATAATGATATGTACACGCCATTATAATTGTTTTTTAATGATAACTTATGACAAAGTGAGAAAACGCCGTGAAGGTACCAAATAAGCCCAAAAAAGGCCTATGTGTATAACTTGTGGATATGTGGATAACATGTGGATAACTATATCATTGTGGATAACTTGGGGATAACTATTTTTTTTAAATAAATGGGAACTTTTTAAGCCCTCATACATATATAAGGTATAAATATTAATTAACAAAAAGGAAATACAGATTATGAGAAAAACATTCAACAACGCATTAAAAGTAATAAAGTTCAGATTAGAAGAAGAAAGACAAAGAATAAAAGAAGCAAAAGCTGACATGAAAAAATTTGAGTACGGCTCAAAAGAATATGAACACGCTTCAATAATTCATGGTGCGTCTTTACAATGGGAAGGATGTTTAGAAAGTTTACTACAACATGAACTGACAGATTTCAACATGAAATATTTTGATGAGTTGAACGAACATAAAAATAAATTTACCGACTGAGTAGTCGGTTCTACGGATTCGGAAAAGTCAACCCGATTTGATTTTTCCAACCTCCCGCACGGGCGGGGGGTATCCGCAAAAAAACAAGCTCACACAAAATTGCGTAATTTTTTTGGAAATTTTTTTTTCTATAAGGTTCCCGAATATTTGGGTACCCTAATATGTAATGGTGGGGTAGGGTACCCTAATTAAGGAACCCTACATAAGGTACCTTATATAGGGTACCTTACATAGGGTAATACCTTAATAACGACCTCTTAACCAGAGTTAAAAGATAAGGTATTTCCAGGAGAAAGTCAAGCAATACTGTTTATTTTAAGTATTTTTATTTTAGTACTTGTATTTTATTGCAAATTGTGTATAAATTGTGGATAACTTAAACACATATGGAGTAAACATGTCTAAGAAAAAAGAAACACCAGAGATTCAATTAACATACAACGATAAAGAATATAGCTTCAAACTAGAAGATTTATCATCAGAAGCACAGATGCAGTATTCAAGAGCAACACAGTTGTCAGGAGAAATTGCAGCATTAAGACAACAGGCAGGTGAGAAAGAGTTCGTAGCACAAAAGTATATTGCTTTAGTTGTAGAAAACTTAGAGAAAGATAAAAAATAATGGAGTTAGTAGAAGGTTTACAAAGAGCTAAGAAGTTAGTCAAACGACTACAAGAGGCTGAGATAATGTCACCTGACCCTTTAGTGTTAGAGTGGTGTATTGATTTGTTTAATACTATTGACAAGATTGATACGCCAGAACTGATAGAGGGTGAAGACTTTGTGAATACCTTTACAGAAGATGGCAAAAAAATTAAAGCTTAAACGAGGAATCGTATTTCCCGACATACACTTTCCATTACATGATGAGAAAGCATTGTCCTGTGCATTACAGGCAGTAGAGATAGTCAAGCCTGATTTATATATCAACATTGGAGATGTTGGCGAGTGGCATCACTTTTCTGCTTGGAAGTACAAAGGAAAGAAACTACCTGACTTAGAATATCAAATACCATATTGCGAACAGGATATAGCAGATGTAAATGCTGGTTTGGATATGATAGATGATGTTATGGCTAAGAACAAGGTAAAAGATAAATATATGCTACAAGGAAACCATGAGCTATGGTTAGACAATTTTGTAGAAAAATATCCATACATGACTCAGTATACTTTTCCAAAAGCATGTAAGATTAAGGAACGAGGGTATAAGTATTACGAATATAACCTACCTTTAAAGATAGGAAAGATAAACTTTATACACGGTACCTACGCAACTACTTACCATGCTAAGAAACATCTTGAGACATATGGAGCCAATATTATGTACGGACATACTCACGATATTCAACGACACACATTGACAAAGCTTGATGCAGGAACGATTGGAGCTTGGGGGATTGGATGTCTTAAAGATATGTCAAGAGAAAGTAATAAGTGGTTGCGAGGCCGTTTACACAACTGGAACCATGCGTTTAGCATCATTACTTGGTTTCCAAATGGTAACTTCCAAGTGGAAGTCATTGAGATTGTCAATGGTAAATGTATCGTTTGGGGTAATGTTGTTGAAGGCTAATGTATAAAAGAGTTATCAAAGGCATACCTCGTTATGTATTTCAAAATGAGGAAGAGTTTAAAAAATCGTTTCCCGACATAGAGGTCATAAAAGATTGGAGAGAGGGAGAAGAAAACGATTGGGTTCTGACAGATGACGGTAAAGTAACCCAGATACTACGAAGAAAGAAAATGAAGAACACTACCTTAAAAGCGGTAGATGATTACTACATTACTTTACTTGGTCCTTGTTTCCGTTCTGGAAACTTAAAAGGAGAACCTAAAAAAGATTATAATTCTTTTGGTAAAAGAAAAAACATAGAAGACAAACCTTTAACATGGAGAGAGATTCGTTTTGTTAAAATGATAGCCCACGGCGAAAACCCGTTACAGGCATATTTAGAATCATTTGAAACAAACAACGAACAAACAGCAAAAGTAAAATCATCTCTATTGTTAAAACAAACTAGGATAAAACAAGAAGTGGAAAAAGAAATAGAACAACTACTAAGTGATATTGGTGTTGATAAACGCTGGACATTAGAACATGCTAAGAGTATTGTAGAAAATCCTGATACTACTGATGCAGTAAAGCTTAGAGCTTTAGAAAATTTTATGAAGATACAAAGTATGTATCCAAAAGAAAAGAAGTCAGAACAGTTATTACTAGGACAAGCATTTACTGGTTTTAGTAAAGATGAGATACTACAAATGAGTAAAGTAAACTTAATAGAAAGTGAATCAAAAGAAGATTAACATATTACCAAGTCCGTCTCAAATGGCGGAACGAGAAGAAGTATTAGCCAAAGCATATAAAGATTTAATATTTTTTGGCCGTGTATTTTTGCCTCAAGACTTTTTACACAAATCTGAAAGTCCTCAGTTTCATTACGATTTATCTACAAAACTAATAAGTCATAAGCCTGGTGCTCGTATTTGTAACATCGTGCCTCGTGGTATGGGTAAAAGTATTTTATCTAAAGCTGCTATCATGCATAAGTTTTTATTTGCTGAGACAGATAAGCAAAACTTTGTAGCCTGGGTATCAGAAGAGCAAGGTCAGTCTATTGACCATTTAAAATATATTAGACATCACTTTGAAGAAAATGAAATCATTAGATATTACTTTGGTAATATGGATGGTGGTTCTGTTGGAAAGCGTTGGACTGAAAAAGATATTGTTACACCTAAGGGTGATAGAATTATAGCCAAAGGTTCTGCACAAAGACTTCGTGGTAGAGCTGAGGTGGGTGTCAGATATACTGGTATTATTCTTGATGACTTTGAATCAGAGTTAAATACCAAGACACCAGATAGAAGAGCAGAGTTAAAGAAGTGGATTGTATCTACAGTATATCCATCTCTTGAAGAAACACCAGGTAATGAAGGTTGGATATGGCTGACTGGTACGATTGTTCATTATGATGCTTTCTTACAAAATATTTATGATGGATGGAAAGAAGCAAAACAAAATAATCGTAGCTATCCTTGGGATGTTACTTTTCATAGAGCCATAGAAGATGGTGTCCCATTGTGGCCAGAACAATTTTCTATTGCTAAGTTAGAGAAAAAAAGAAAAGAGTTTATTGAAGCAGGGCTTGTAAACAAGTTTGCACAAGAGTATATGAATGATGCTCGTGATGCTTCATCTGCTTCATTCAAGATAGATAGAATACAAAACTATAATCATACTTTTGAAAAAAGAGAAAACTATGCGTATTTAGTTGACAACAAAGAAGCTATACCTATCAATGTTTATATGGGTGTTGACTTGGCTGCAACTGCAAGTAGCACTTCAGACTATCAAGTAATATTGGTAATGGGTATTGACGCTAACAAAAATAGATATGTTATAGATTATTTTAGAGAAAAGATACCAGCGTTTGATATGGCAGAAGAGATTGTTAAGATGGCTAAAAAGTATTCACCAGTCAGAAGAGTGAGTATTGAGACAGTAGCAGCACAAGAAATGGTTAGAGATATGACAACAAGAATATCTGTAGCTGACAAAAGATTGTTGCCTGGTATATTTAAAGGAGTCAAACCTCCATACGGAATTAAAAAAGCAGATAGATTAGAAACTTCTTTAGGGCCTATTGTTAATAGCAAAAAACTTTATATTAAAAAACACATGACAGAAATAGTAGATGAGTTCTTTGAACATCCAAAACCAAAGAATGACGACCTTATGGATGCTTTGTACTATGCAGATTACTTTGCAAAAGCACCTAGCAGTACTGCAATAGATATAGCAGATTTAGCAGAATCTGTAAATAAAAGTACTAAAATTAAAACAAATAGGGTTTACAACTGGCTTACAGGGTCTATCAAGTAAAAAGTTTTCCACAAGTTTTCCACATTTTTCTTGCATTTATAGACGACAAAGCCTTAAATTCAACTACATAATTTTGTATCTAAAATAGGGAGATAGATGGATTTCGACAAAAGAGCATTAAAAAACCGAGAAATCTTTGATAGATATAGAAATGATAGAAATTCTTGGGAAAGAGATGCTAGGCAAGATATAGACTTTTATCTTGGTAACCACTTCACATTAGACGAATCAAATGAATTAGCATCAAGAAACCAGGCAGATGTTCCAATGGATAGAATATCACCTGCGGTTGAACGATTAAAAAGTATGTTAACAGCTAGGCCACCTGTGTTTACAGTTGTACCTAGAGAAGACTCAGATGCATCATTAGCATACTTATGGAGAATCATTATGGGTTTCTTGTGGCAAAACTCTGATGGTGATGCACAAATGAAACAAGCTATACACGATTACTGTGTGGTAGGACTTGGATATATTTATGCATATGTAGACTATGATTCTGATTTTGGTAAAGGTGATGTAAAGTTTTCTTATATTGACCCTTTTAGAATTTATGTTCCTGCTACTGCAAGAGATAGATACTTTTCAGATGCAGACAATATTATCTTGTCAACTATTCTTACAAGAGACCAGGTATTAAATTTATATCCAGAACTTGGCGTTACTGTAGACCCAGTAACTCAAGAAGAAATGGACCCACTAATTGACCAAATATCTACTTATCATTTAGACCAAGACTATCCTGACAATGTAAACAAGTCTAGTGTGAATATGTATACACCAGATAAAGTTAAAGGCTTTGTTGAGACAAATGATGACAGATACCAGATATTAGAAAGATTTTATAAAACAAAAGTACCATTCTATCTATTAAGAGAAAACGAATCAGGTGAAGAGTTTATTGTAGATGAAGCAGACTTTTCATCGTTTTTAGAACAGAATAAAAATATGATAGAAAATGGTCAAGTAGACATAACGCAAGTATTTCAAACAAGAATTAAAGTTACTGCTAGTATAGGTGAAGTAGTATTATATGAAACAGTTTTAGATACAGATGTATACCCTATCATACCTATCGCTAATGTTTGGACACAGACTCCATATCCTCGTTCAGACATTTCAAGAGCAAGACCAATGCAACGACTCCTCAATAAGCTTTGGTCTTTAGCTCTTTCACATGCACAGGCTTCTGCAGGTTTAAAACTGATGGTGCCTATTGGTAGTGTTGAAAATGTATCACAATTAGAAAAAGACTGGGCTAACCCAAATGCGGTTATAGAAGTTGATTCATCACAAGGTGAACCACATTACCCAGCACCTCAACCATTAACTGGTGAGTTTTATAGGTTAATACAACAAGCAGAGTTTTATATAAACTTTATTTTTGGTATTCCAGAAATAATGCAAGGAGTAGGAGAAAAAGCTCCTGATACTGCTAGAGGTACAGAAAGATTAATAGCACTTGGTAGTGAAAGACCAAAATCTAAATTGAGAGATATTGAGTTTAGTATTAAAAGACTTGGTAAGGTTTTATACAATTACAGTAAAAGTCATTACACTCATGAAAAACTATTTAGACTTGCACAGCCTAACAATGACATGTCAGAACAAATGATGCAAATATATTCTGACAAAACTCAAACTATATTTGATTTAAAAAAAGATAGACACAATCTTGAACAGCATGATGTAGGAATTGAAACAGGTTCTACTTTACCTACAAGTAAGTATGCTGAGTTAGCTGTGTATATGGAAGCATTCCAAATGGGAATTGTAGACCAAGTAGAAGTATTAAAGAAAAATCCAGACATTTTTGATAAAGATGGTATTTTATCAAGAATGAATCAAAGACAGCAAATGCAACAGCAAATGGTTGCTATGGAAGAACAAATTAAAAATTTACAGGGAGACCTGCAAACGGCTACAAGAGAATCTATATCTGATAGAAAACGAACTGAAGTTGAGAAATTTAA